AGAATCAACAAGGAGGATATTCCATTTTTCAGAAAAGGAAAAGGTTATAATGATGAAGATATGGTAAGTTTTGCTAACATGGTATCCATGTATGAGTGTGACCCGGAAACCGGATTGTACTTTCTGCATGGGCAGAAGTACATTAAGGTAGTTCATAAAACAACTGAATGTCTTTTACGAATTTGGGAGGAAAAGAAATGATACGAATAATTGAAATAGATATGTGCAGTAGTTGCCCGTATAACGCCCACGACTGTTGCAGAATAGAAGGATACAGAATCATTGTAAGTATCAATGAGAAAACAGGATTCCCTGACTGGTGTCCATTGCCAATTAAAGAAGAAAATAAAAAGGAGGAACAGAAATGAATGAATCATATTATCCAAGCAACGGAACGGAAGGTGTAGGATTTATTTCTAAGTGGTGTGAAAATTGCAAGCGTGACCCTGCATCGTTTGGTGGTATGGTTAGTTGCCGATTGCGGGCTGCTTCCATATCAAATTACACAAATTTACAAGCGGGTGGTAACGCTTAAACTTAGTACTAACACGGCAATTAACTATACCACGGGTTGTATGCTGGCGTTTTTATCCGCAAAACTTAATTAAATGAACGACAATAGTATTTTTTAAAAGCAGAGCGATGGCAAAAAAAGATTATATTACAAACAAAACACTATTTGGACAACCAGAAATAATTGGCTTTGGAAGCGATGAATTTTGCGTAAAAGAAATATTTAAGGACTATGCAAATGATTTGATTAGGAAAAACCATTATAGCCACAAAGTTTATAACGGCACGACAACCCATTTAGGAGTGTATATAAATGGCAAAATACAAGGTGTTTTACAATATGGCTATGCAATGAACCCAGCAAGCTGTGGAAGTGTTGTAGAGGGGACGGAAATGAGCCAATATTTAGAACTTAATAGAATGTGGTTAAGTGATGAAGCCCCAAGAAATAGTGAAAGTATGGCAATAAGCTACAGCCTAAAATTTATAAGAGGAAAAATGCCAAAAATAAAATGGGTTCAAAGCTTTGCGGACGAGCGTTGTAATTGTTACGGAGTAGTTTACCAAGCATGTAGTTTTAATTTTTATGGTGAACATATTTCAACTTTTTGGACATTAGATGGGGAAGTTTTTCATAACTCAATTAAAACAAGCCGAAAAGCGGGGAAACGTGGATTTGATTTACTTAACGCACCCGAAAATAAAGACCGTGTAACAAGTGAAAGTTTACGACAATTTAGATACATTAAATTTTTAGATGAACGATGGAAAAAGAAATGCTTACTAAAAGAGAAGCCATACCCAAAGCACTATGATAATTCAAACGGTTTTGAAAAAACCGAAGCGGGCAGGGCTTTTAAAAAATACGGTAAATTAACCACGAATGTTGATTAAATGCACCGTCTTACGCTTGCATACAACAAGAAATATAAATGCTAAAACATCATGTGAAATATTGTTTCGTTCAGTTATTGGTGATACGCCGAAACAATGGATTTGGAAAGAAGGGGGACCGGTTTGTACTTCATTTATTGATTTCAGGGATCGTACTATTCACCGTAAGAGAAAAATCAAAGGTCAAACAGAATTATTTAAGGAGGAGGAACAGAAATGAGAAATCCTGACGAAATAATTGCCGACTATTACGCATCGCTTGGGGCTGAAATATCATCACCACTGCGCACCGCCACACCTGCTGAGATAACGCAAAACGCCGGGGTGATGGTGATGACATACAGGGAGTGTCTTGAAATGCTCACAATCTGCACCAAAGAGGCGAAGGTTGAATTTACAAATGCCGGTTATCAGTTAGGCTACCAAACAGCGATAGATGTTCTGTTGGCATCTCAGCGTGTACTGAAGGAAATGGACGTATCAACAAAAAACTGACAAAATAAAAAACGTAAAACATTATGGACATTAAAGAAGTAAAAAATCTAAAAAAAGATTTAGAAAACAAGATTGCTGATTTGCTTAATGAATTTACAGATGAAACAGAAGTAGGGATAATGGATATTTCAATTAATCGTTATTATATTGAATCAGAATCAAATCCAATTAATTATAAAATAAGTCTTGATATTAAATTATAATTCACTGACTGAATGAAAACTAACTACCGACGCGTGTATCACCGGCTTAAGCGGCGATTCCCGGCCATTGAACACATGGTCAACCCGCCAGGGCAGCTGCGGTCATTGGCCGAAATACCGGAACTGTACAACCACTATTTGCAAGTCGCCGGAATAACGGAAGACGCCATGCGCCGAAACGAAAATAACTACAGGCTGATATTCATTGCCGTAATTACGCGCATGGAAGACCCGCTGTTCTTCTCCGATAGCGTTGCCGTTAGGAGGGGGCTGAGGTCGGAGTTGTCGAAAATACTGGGGTGTGATCAGACCGTTATCAGCCACGCATTGCAAAGGGTGAAAAATTACATGAGTATTTACCCGGAATTTACGTTTCAGGTAGATTATTTTTACGGCAAAATGACAAACGGATGAAGTTATCGGAACTACATATTAATTCAAAGAACCCGCGAACTAGTAAGAACGACCGGTTTAATAAACTTCCTTACATAAACAAAGAACCAGGAGAATACAAAATTACATTAAACTCAGGTGAAATATTTTATGCTCATGATGTTAAGGAAAAATATGATTATAATGAGTATATTTTAGTATTAAAAAATATGTCAAAATATGTAGGAAATACAGTTAGTGCAGCAACTATAAACCCAGAAATGGATGCTTATAGTGTTTTAATGTGGCACTTATTTCCGGACTATTTGAATAAAAATAAATATAAAGATAAAAAACAGAAATATAAGCATCTTTATATTATGAGAAACACGAATGGATTTATTAAAATAGGCGTCTCAAATAATCCTAAAATGAGAATATATGATTTGAAATTAGAATTTGAAGGAGATTTTGAAATAGTAAAAGTATATAGGAATAAAGGATATTTAGAGAATGAAATTCATAAAATATTAAGTAAATATAAATATTGTGTTTACAATAAAAAGAGAAAAAGATACAGCCGCGAATGTTTTGAAGATAGAAGTGAAGTGACGGAATTATGTATGGAAATGTGTGAAAATTGACTATACTATGCCACGTCCGAAAGCTAAAATAGATTGGGAACAGGCCGGTAAACTTATTGCCGCCGGTTGTGACGGCGTTCAGGTAGCTGCCTATTTTGGCATTATGCCCGACACGCTTTATTTCCGTTGTGAAACCGACAATAAACAAGGTTTTTCGGACTTTCTAAGAGAAAAACGAGCTAAGGGAGATGCCCTGTTATATGCAACGCAATATGAACTTGCATTAAAGGATAAAAACCCGACGATGTTAGTATGGCTCGGCAAACAACGGCTCGGACAGCGTGAAAAACAAGACACCGACATCACCAGCAACGGCAACACCATATTCGTAAAACTACCGGATGAACCCAAACAAGCCACTAACGATTGAATTCGACCCGGCACTGTTCAATCCGCTCTTTTACCGGCTGAAAGAAGCAATGACACGCTTTGTTATAAACTACGGCGGTAGCGGTTCGTCAAAATCATGGACGCAGACACAGCATGAAATAATCAAAGCCATTCAGTCGAAAGAAACAATACTGATTACCCGTAAATACGCCTCCACACTAAAGCATTCCGTCATTGCACTGGCCCGCCGCATCCTTACCGACTGGAACCTTTCAGCCCTGTACATCGAAAACAAATCCGATCAGGTATTCACATTTCCACACAACGGCAGCCAGATAATCTTCAAAGGACTGGACGACACGGAGAAGATCAAATCAATAGCCGGTATTACCCGAATTTGGATGGAGGAAATGAACGAATTTACACAGGACGATTTCAACCAACTGAACCTGCGCCTCCGCGGACGTGAAAATCTTCAGATAACCGGCACATTCAACCCGATAGACGAGAACCACTGGATTAAGAAGGTATTTTTCGACAGCCATCAATATGATGACCAGACGACGATTATCAAAACAACATACCAGGATAACCGATTCATTGACGAGGTATACAAGCAAGAACTGGAACGATACCTGAACATTGACCCGAATTACCACCGGATATATGCACGTGGCGAATGGGGCGTGATTGACGAAGCCCGTATATTCAAGACATGGAACTTTGCCGATTTCCCTGACGAGCCAAAGATGACAGTTGTCTATGGCCTTGACTTTGGGTATTCACAAGACCCGGCTGCCGTCGTGCGAACGACAATAATAGGCGGTACGGTATACGTCGACGAAGTGCTTTATCAGATAGGGCTAACCAATGCCGACCTTGCACGGCTGATCAAACAGGACGGATACCACGGTGAGCCGGTCGTATGTGATTCTGCCGAACCTAAAAGTATTGACGACCTGCGGAAAATGGGAATCCGGGCAATTCCGGCAGACAAGGGCAAAGGATCGGTAAATTCAGGCATCGACTATCTGAAGCGCAATGTCGTGTACATAAGCCCGCGAAGCCGCAACATTGAGCGTGAAAATCTGCACTACAAATGGAAAAAAGACAGACTTGGTAATTTTCTGCCCGTACCGGAAGCAGCGCACGATCATTGCGTGGACGCCATCCGCTATAGCCTGTCACTTGGAATACACGACCACGCAAATCAATCACTTGACCATGTTTTCTTCTGATTCCTACGACCATATATTTGCATCTGACCCGGAATACAAGCAAAACTACCTACGGTCATCCTATCTGCCGGTTTGGAAAATCATTGCATCGAAAATGAAACACGAGGACCCGATCCTTGACATCGGATGCGGGCCCGGTCAATTCGCCAATTTTCTGCACGACCAGGGATTCACAGATTATACGGGCATTGACTACAGCGTGGTTGCCATAACGACAGCGCGCCAGTTGGTGCCTTCATTTACGTTCATCCACGGTGACGTCACAAAGCTGAACTATCGCAAATACCGGGGGTATGTCATCACGGCCATTGAATCAATGGAGCACATCGAAGACGACCGTGCGCTGATACGTCGCCTTCCACCTGCCAGGCTGATATTTTCCGTACCTAATTACCCGGCACCAAACCATTACCGCACCTACCGGGATGAAATGTTCATAGCACAGTATTACCGCAACATCATCGACATCGACAGCATCACACGCTATCATTGCAAGGGGCCCGACTTCATTTTCATCGTTGATTCGTTCACACATCGCAAACCGTGACAATTTACCGCCATTTCTGAAAATCAATACCGGAAAACATCATTGAAATTTACCGCAAAATAAAAATGCGGTGAATATTGATGAAATTTTGCAGTTACCGGTCGAAAATCAGCTGACGATTCTCAAGCAATCAAAGGATATTGCCGAATATGGCACCATCTCTGAGCAGTGGGATACGTCGAAGCACAGCGTATTTGATACCAACGTCCGGCCGTGGAAAGCCGTTAAGCGCGCATCTGACACCGTGCAGGATGCCTACGGCAATTTCACCTACACAACAGCGTATGAAGACGTAAACCGTATTGCGGTGCCGTTTCAGAAGCTGATTGTTGAGCGCGCCATCGGCTTCCTTCTGGGAAATCCCGTCACGCTGGAATATGCCGCCGAAACCGACAGTCAGCAATTACTGGCCGACATGGTTCAGCGCACGCTTGACGATAACAAGGCCGATTATTTCAACCGCAAGCTGGCCCGCACGGTTATGAGCGAATGTGAAGCGGCTGAATTGTGGTACCTGGTTGAAGACCGTATATTTTGGTCAAAGACGCTGAAGGAGTCCGTAAATAACATTTTCAAGCTTCGCGTCAAGTTGCTTTCACCCGGCAATGGTGACGGCCTGTGGCCTTACTTCGATGACACGGGTGACATGGTAGCCTTCAGCCGGTCGTATTCCATCAAAGACACCGACAACAAAATAACAGAGCATTTCGACACGTGGACGGCTACATCGGTCTATTCCCGCGCCAACATTGACGGAAAGTGGGACACGGTCGTTACGGCTAACATCTTCGGGAAGATCCCGGTCGTATACTATTCACAGCCGGAGCCTGAGTGGTCATCCGTTCAGTCGCTGATCGACCGGTACGAAACAAAGATGTCAAACTTCGCCGACACTAACGACTACTTCGGCAGTCCGATGGTGAAGGTAATCGGTGAGGTAGCCTCACTTCCGGGCAAGACGACACAGGGAAAGGTCATTCAGCTCACACAGGGATCCGATGCAAGTTATATGTCATGGTCATCGGCACCGGAGAGCGAACGTCTTGAATTTGAACAAATCGAGAAGATGATTTATGCCATGACCCAGACGCCGAACATCTCATTTGATCAGATGAAATCAATGGGTGGTGACATGTCTGGATTTGCCATAAAGCTGATGTTCACGGATGCCCACCTGAAGGTTGAAAACAAAATTGAATTGTTCGGAGAGATGTTTCAACGGCGTATTAACCTGGTTAAGGACATTTGCGGCAACATCATAAACGTGCGCCTGGCTGGCGATGTGAACGCGTTATGGATTGAACCCGTATTCACACCCTACCTGCCGAAGAACGTGAAAGAAGAAATTGAAATCCTGGCCACGGCACGTGCCAACAAAGCACTCATCAGCCAACAGACGGCATTTGAGAATAATCCGCTGGTGAGCAATCCCGATGTGGAGTCCGATCGGATGGCTGAAGATACGGAGACCGAGGCACAACAGCAAACGAGAGAATTAACTGGAACTTTTAACATATAACAAAAATGGCTTACACTTGCAACATCTCACGCAGATCGAATGGCGGCTACACCGTCATCTGGGACGGGGCATCGAGTTACCCGTCTGAAATAAGTTACCACGGGACGGAGACCGGCGTCATCCTCTTTGCCAAAGGTTTCCACATGACGCGCTTTTACCGTCCCTCAGAGTGGACTATTCAGACCGTTACGGGATATACCACAGTTGTACAAGTTGCAGATGCTTTGGATGCGCTTGGCGTACTTTCATCAGATACGTTAGAGGACATCGAAGCATTGCTGACTACCATTGATGCAGATACAGGAACGTTGGTGACAGATGTTGATGCAATCAAGACGGCTGTTGAGGTAATGGATGATTGGGATGAATCAAACCGTGAAAAAGTAAATCCGATTGT